ACAACCTTGAAGAAGGTAATTTGAGGATTACCAGTTAAATAAACATCCTGTGCTCCATAAGCTACTAATTGAAGAAGACCACCACCCATTTACGCTATATTCTTTATACTATTAGAGGAGAAAAAAATATCAATTAAATGTGTGTATTAATATATTTATTATATAAAAATTAATATTAATTATTCTATTATAAAGATGTTCAAAGAAAAATCATCAAAAAAAAAATATATTTCTGACAATAATGAGGTTTTTACATTAGATGCGATGCACAACAACATTATAAAGAAGTTTGAGATTACAAACAAGGACAAAGAAAACTACAAGATATTGTTATATGATTTAGAAAATCAGTCAAACCTTATAATGGAAAATATAGAGACATTTAAGAGTATTCACGACAAGGAATATATAAATAATCTATGGACGAGCAATATTATTATAAGAGAGAAAATAATTGAACTCAAGAATAATATAAAAGAGTTGGATTCGTATAACGAAGTTGAATATTATAAAAACACAAGCTATATATTATTTCAATATTATGATACAGTTGAGAAGCAGTCAAATATAAGTAATACACACGCTTCAATATCTAATGGTGTTTGCATTTCTTCAAGCGAACTGCTTAGCAGACAGCCCAAAATATACAAAAATGATTCTAAAAAGAAGCGCTCTTCTGTTTCGGCTACAACAATAAATGTATTAGATGCTCTTAACAATTTAAATATAGAAAATAATTTAATTAGCGATAATAAGCAAAGCAAATATAGCGATATAAGTAATACGAGTAATACGAGTAATACGAGTAATAATCTTGGTAATACCGATAATATAGCTTCTTATTCTCTTAATGCTAATGCTAATGCGACCTATGAATATTCAAACAATGCAAAGGATAATGTAATTGACAAGAGTGCCCTTGTAGATAAATATATGTCTATAATAAATAAAAAATATGTTAGAAATGTTGAGGAGGAGGATATAGAAATATGTAAAAATTGCAAAAACCCGATGACTTGCTTGCAACACGATGCAATAATTATTTGTAATATTTGCGGATATCAAGAACTGCTTCTTGTAGAGCAGAATAGACCTATATTAAAACAGAATACAAAGGATACTTCGCATTTTAGCTATAAGCGTATTAATCATTTTAGGGAATGGTGTAATCAAGTTCAGGGAAAAGAGAGCACAGATATTCCTGACGAAATATTTGAAAAGATTTTAACAGAAATAAAGAAAGAAAAGATTATGGATACTAAAACTATTACATATAATAAAATGAGGGATATACTCAAACGGCTCAGGATAAATAAATATTACGAGCATATTAATTATATTATTAATAGAATCAATGGAATACCTACGCCACAGTTTAGCCAAGACTTGGAGGATAAATTATGTAATATGTTTAGAAATATTCAAGCACCATTTTTAAAACATTGCCCGAAAGATAGGAAGAACTTTCTGTCTTATAGCTATGTATTATATAAATTTTTTCAAATATTAGGATTGAATGAATATCTTAAATATTTCCCATTATTAAAAAGCAGAGAGAAACTATATGTCCAAGACCAAATATGGAAGAAAATATGCTTAGATCTTAATTATGAAATAATACCTTCGCTATAATGTCAAACCTATATTATTATTGCATCTTTTTATTATTAAAATCCGTTGGGGAAACCAACCATTCTAAAGCCAGCGCCTAAACCGACACCTTGTCTTGCTCCAGCTGAAACAGCAGGGGATAGCAGATCAAGAACAGAGAAGGTGCAAGCAGCAGTTAATGCGAGCATAAATATTTCACTCCAATCTAATTTATTATTAGGTAATATAAGGGCGACGAAAGCGACAATAAGACCTTCAAAAGCATATTTAAGAAGTCTTATTACGACATCCCAGAAATCTACAGAATATTCCATTTTTTATATTAATTATACTATTATAATAATATAAAATATTTTTAAGTATACTCAAAATATATATAATATAAAAAAATATATATATAATATAAAAAAATATATATATAATATAAAAAAATATATAAGATTTATAATATATAATATTATTAGAAAGATACTATAAAATGTCAGCAGAAGAAAGCACCAATGTTGTAAGCACCAAGGAGGTAGATTATCTGGACGAGGATAAACCTATTAGAGGACAGAACTTTGTTTTACTATCCTTTTTAAGCCCTGAGGATGTCCTTGTTAATAAGGAGGCTTATATGTTTCACAAATTTATTACTAAATTTAGCGCTGATATGACTACGCTACTGGATGGTATTTCTTCAAAATATAGCGAATCTAAAGACTTTGTTGATTCTGTTAAAGAGAATAATGCATACATCTTCAATCCTAAAGATATGAGCGAACAATATGGATTTTTCAAATCTGTAAATAACCAAGACCTGGAAGCTTCCTATCATCGTGATAATAACTTTGTAACCTCAATTAGAGGAATAAAAGTTCGTGGTGTATTTGATACCATTGAGGAAGCTAAGAATCGCAGTGAGTTTGTTAAGAAGATTGATAACAAGTTCAATATTTATATTGCTCAAGTGGGCTGCTGGTGTCCGTGGTCGCCCAATCCCGAATGCTTGGAAAATCAAGAATATGCCGAGACACAACTAAATACACTAATGAAAGAGTATAAGAAGAATATGAATGACAAGGATGTTATCTTTGAAAATAGAAAGAGCTCGCTATTCTCAGCTGCGAATGCTGCGAATGCTGCGAATGCGGCTAATACTGTTGTGATTGAGAATGAAGCTGGTGAAGCTGGTGAAGCTGGTGAAGCCGATACTGTAGTTGTTGACGGTTCTAACGATCCTGATTCCGTTGAAATATCAGATGTTCAAAAGAGTATTGAGCAGGTTGATGCTTGGAGTTCGCAAAAACTCGGTATTTAGAAAGTAATCCAATATAAAGTATTAAAGTATTAAAGTATTAAAGTATTAAAGTATTAAAGTATTAAATCTAATAATTTTTCTTATTCCTTATTATTAAGAAATGAAAGCAATAGCAATATTTTTATTATTCATAGGGTCTATAATGATTATTCAAGGATATTATAATAATAAATCTGTATGTAAAAAAGACAAAGTAATTGTCAAATATATACCAAGAAGTATTTATGAGGAACAATTAAAACCTGAAGAAAGCCTTCAAACATTTTACAGGGGTATGTTTGAGGATATTTTATTACACTAATGTTTTATTTTTTATCCTTAATATTAGTAAATGGATATATTAAAAGACATTGAAAAAAACTTTCTAAAAATTAATATATATGACAAAAAAGCTGATAGTGGAAAGTTAAATATAATAAAAAAACAAGTTAGCGATTATTTTAAATATAAGAGCGAACAGAGTGATATAATTATGCTAAAGAAGCAAAAATACGACGATGACTACAAGAAGGCGAGGGAATTAAATAACTATAATTATGAATTATTTAGAGAGGAGAAAGATAAATTACATCACATATTTAAAGAAACAAAAACATTAGGAACATTATATGATTATTTAAATTATAAAAATAAGGATTACGCAGAAATTCCTGATATATATACTTATGAGCATATAAACTTAAATGAACGCAAAGAGCGTGTTGCTATAAAAGATCCAGTAGCAAAGAAGGTTAAACCTGCTAAGGCCGCTAATAATGAAGCTGATAAGGCTGCTAAGAAGGAAGCCGATAAGGCTGCTAAAGAAGCTGCTAAGGCCGCTAAGAAGGAAGCCGATAAGGCTGCTAAGAAGGAAGCCGATAAGGCAGCTAAGGAAGCTAAAAATGAAGCCGATAAGGCAGCTAAGGAAGCTAAAAAGGAAGCTGATAAGGCAGCTAAGAATGAAGGAGAGGAAGCGGATGAAGCTAAGGAAGCTGATAAGGCAGCTAAGGAAGCTAAGGAAGCTGATAAGGCAGATAAGGAAGCTAAGAATGAAGGAGAGGAAGCGGATAAGGCGGATGAGAAGAAGCCGATTGCAAAAGTCAAAGAATGCCCTGAAGGCAAAATACTAAATCCTAAAACTAATAGATGCATCAAAGATGTGAATTATAAAGCTAAGCCTAAGCTACCTGAGCCTAAATAAAAATTATAAAATAGATAATTAAATAGGATATTATGGTAAAAAATATTCAAGAGAATAATACATTTAGAATAAACTGGTTTAGCTTCGCATTTGCTTTTATATTAGGGGCTATATATGTGTATATTTCATCGCCTCCCATAAGAAATGTTATAAAATACCCGACGCCTTATAATGCAAATAAAATAGTATACAAGAACAATGATAATCAATGCTATAAATATAGCGCCGAGGAAGTTAAATGCACCGCGTCCTCTTTGACACAACCTATTATATAGAGGATTATGATATAATATTATTTATTTTTTTAAATTTTATTAAATTAGAATGAATAAAAAGGGCTTTGGACAAGGGCTTGCAAAAGACTTGAAAGACCGCGGTGGATTAAGAGTTACAATAGACAGGCTGTTTTATGATGATACTGGGCAGATAATTGTGAGTGCCTTGTTTGGTCTTGCATTAGCCCTGTTATTTAGGCGCATATGCAAGGATAACTGTGTATTATACTCTGCTCCTGATATTAAAGAGATAGAAGGTAATATATTTAATCTTGAAGAGACTTGCTATAAATATAAATCGTATCCTGTTAAATGCAATGCTATAGATAAGCCATTAGAACCGTATGATATTAATAAAACACCCGATAATCTAATTAGTGTCCCTGGATTTTTTGAAAGAACTTTTTTTAATTCTGCATAATTATATTATTATATAAACATATTTGCGTAATATAATTTATATTGAAAATATTATATATCAATAGATAGAAATATATAATGTCAACACCTATAAATACATTACCTTTAAAAACGCAACAATCAAACACTGGTGATGCTAATGATATTAATGACCCAATAGTCCAAGATGTTTTAAATGAGTTTCAAGAAGAATTACTGATATCTAAGCAACCTAAGACGCCCCAAATATCCCAACAGCAAATGCTTATGCAGCAA